AGCTTCTAATTCACAATTAATTATAAGGTAGTACCGTGAGCGATAGCATTAAATTAATTCCAACTAAATCAGAAAAAGAATTAGCTGAAGAATTAAAGAAAGATGTTATAGAAAAAGGTAAAACTTTTTTAGAGGCTATAACTAAAGCACATAGAGCAGGATTTGTTGTAAGCTTTCAAGTCGCTCCTAATTCTTTTGGTGAAGTTGTCTTTCAATCATTGAGTTTAGCTAAGCATTACTAATGAAGCCTAAGCACTATCCTAGAAATAAAGGTGTAAAATCGTTAAATGAAATAATAAATTATTTTTTGACTATTGATCGTCTTAGAGGTTTTACCTATGGTGAATTAGCTAAAATATATAGATTAGATAAAAGCAATATACAAAAAAGAATAAGAACTTATTTTAATAGCCTTCATGGTGAAATCAGGTAAACACGTTTGATGAGTAAAAAATTATTAAAAGTTTACGGTCCTTACGTTTAAGCGTGACGGCAGAAAGCGAGTTGTATTCTATTATTCAGATAAAAGTACAAGTACAACTAGCTATGCTAGATACTTGTATGAGGAAGCTAATGGCGTTCTACCTGATGACTTGACTGTAGATCACATAGATGAAGATTTCACAAACGACGCTATTGACAATTTACAACCTTTAACTTTAATAGAAAACATACAAAAAGCTAAAAATAACGGAAAACATCAAACTGAATGGTTTAAAGGTATATGTTTACAATGTGATAATCCGTTTATTAAGCCTATGCGGCAAATAAGAGGAAATCAATTTGTTAAAGGTAAACCGGGACCATTTTGCAGTAGAGCTTGTTCAGGTAAATTCAACCAACTGAAACAAAAAAAGTTTATAAAATCTAAAGCCCACTTAGCCCAATTGGCAGGAGGCAACTGACTTAAGATCAGTACAGTATCAGTTCGAATCTGATAGTGGGCACCAAATACTTCTGCTTCTCGGTTCAAGTCCGAGTGAAGGCACCAAAGTTTAGGAATATAAAATGAAAATTGAAGCTTGGAAGTCTGACGATGGTATTTTATATGAGACTGAAAAAGAATGTAAAATTCAAAACATTAAATTAAAAATTATAGAATTTATAAATCCTAAAAAAGATGCTAGCTTATCTTTATATAGAACAATGAGTGACTATGAACGCGATAGATTTGCTAAAGAGATAAGCGAATTAGTTATATCAAAATCAAAAGAATTTAAAATTCTTATTGAAGAAATAACTAGTATAGCTAGTGAAGGTAAGGAAGCGTAGCCAAGTGGTTAAGGCCGTCTGCTCATAACAGACCTATCGTAGGTTCAAATCCTACCGCTTCCACCATAGCCGCGTAGCTCAACTGGTAGAGCGTTGGCTTTTGATGCCAAAGGTTACAAGTTCAAATCTTGTCGCGGTTGCCATTTTTAAATTAACCTTTTTATTTTTAAAAACTATGCTACATATTGCGAATGTCAGCATGGGGTAACAATCAGCAACCGTCGCCTTGGGAAGTCAAAACTCCTAAGAATGAAAAGCCTTGGTTTGATGAAAGTGACGTAAATAAAAGGCTTTTTGGAATAGAGCTAGCTAAAGGTGTTGCTCCGTTTGAAGCTGCTCAGAAAATATTTCCAATCGGAAATGGCGTTACAGTGTGGGTAGCTCAGAATTGGTTGAGCGATCCTGTTGTTATTGCTGCAAAAGACGAATATTTAAAAAATCTAAATGCTAAATCAGGTGAACTTGACAAAGACGCCTATCTAGCTAAGATTTTAGAGTTTGTTGATGCTACTTATGAAACGTCTACAGGGCAAAAAGTTTATGTTAATGAAGGTAAGGATAGATTAGCGGCTCTGCATTTATATGGTAAAGCTGCTGGATTTGTTGATAATAAAGCACAGACAGAAGTTAGCAACACTATTCATAATAACACTAATAATTTTGTTGGTATTAAATTGGTTAAAGCTGAAAATAAAGAGCTAATTCCAGACGTTCCAAATATTAAATCAAAAATACTAAATGAAGAAACTGCTTTACCTCCACTCAAATTAGTTAGTGGTGGTGGATAAGTAGTTAGTATTTTTGATTGAAGTGTTTGCATAACGCAAGCATATACATGGAGCGTACTATGAAGAAACTTTTTCTTGCTGCTGGTTTATTAATTGGTGGTGCTATCGCAGCTTTAGCTGCTGGTGCTTTCCAAGGTTATCCCGGTGTTGGTGTGACTGCTAACACTAATTGCCTTAGTTATGGTAATAATGGTGTTTGTAATCAGTATCAACCAGCAGGACCAAGGTACTTACAAGGTACTGAGGCTTTTCCTGCTGATACCAATTACGTCAATCCTCAAGGCGCAACTGTACAGCCTTACACAGTAACTATTCCTACTGCTTTATTCGGCGGTGGTTATGGTAACGCGGCTGTATCGTCTACCACTGGTACTACTGCTTTAGTTACTGTTGCTGATGGCATTGGTACTCAGATTTATTCTGGTGCTGGTACTGCTACTTACACTTCGTTTAAGCTTCCTGCTAATCCAATGAACAACCAGAAGCTTTGCTTGGTCAACGCTGGTAGCGATGTTCTTACTCTTAGTGCTGTTGCTGCTAGTGCTAACAACTTTGGAAATACGCCTACTGTAGTTGGTGTAACTCCTACTAGCATTCCGGTTGCTACTGCTGTTGGTACGGCTGGTACTGTAACGCTTAGCTCTAATTGCTGGCTTTATCAGTCTGCCGCTAATAACACTGGTGTTTGGTATCGTGTACAGTAATCCATGAACATAGAAAGGATTATTGAACATGGGTAATCAAACTCTACCTAACTCAGCAGTAAAGCCTTATACCTCTAGTAAGCAGTTAGTTGCTGGTAGTGATATTAACAATATCGTTTCTCAGCTTAATTCTGCTCAAGATGGTATTATAGCTGGTGCTGGTGGTACACAAGCTTTAGCTACTCAGCTTGGCGCTGCTGTTAACAATGTTTCTACTGTAGCTTCAGCTAACGATAGCGTTAAGCTTCCTAAAGGCTTTCCCGGCTTAGAAGTTTGGGTTGCTAATGAGGATGCTGACAGCCTTCAAGTGTTTACTTATGGGGCTGGTACTATTAACGGAACGAATGGAGCGACTACAGGCGTAGCTCTTGCTACTGGTGTAGCTCTCTACAAGTGTTTAAAGGTTTCTTCTGCTGGCGTTGAAACTTGGGTATCTAAGTAACCTCCCAAACTTGCTCCCGGTGTAAAAACCGGGAGCATCTTTTTATCAGGAATTTTTAAATGAAAAAGTTTATTTTAATTTTAGCATTAGCTTTATTTTTACCTACATTAGCTAACGCTCAGTCTCAACGTAATCCTTGTTACAATACAGCTTTAGAGAACGGTAATCAGAATTGTATCCCTGTTGGTACGTCAACTCCGTTACCAGTTGGAGGCTATAATTCTTTTACAAATATTACTACTAATGCCGATACAGTTATTAAGGCTTCTCCCGGTACGTTAGTAGGATTTAGTGTTAATACCGCTGGCGCAACGTCAAGCGTTGTTTTTTATAACAACACTACTTGTACAGGAGCAAAGATAGGTACGTTTTCTACTTTAGCTCAAACGTCATTTACAATTAATGCAGCAGCTAGCGTTGGTATTTGCGCTACTACAGCCGGTGGTACTCCTGCTGATATTACGGTTTTATGGCGTTAAATGAATGCTATTGCTGAAGCAGTACAGACTACGTTTGAGTTTTTAGAGAAACTAGCATTTTTATTATTTGAAAGTGCTAGGCTAAAAATTGCATACGGTGGACGTGGAGCGGGTAAGACTGAAGGTTTTGCTATCGCTCTAATTCTACTTGCTAGGTCTAAGCGTCTACGCATTCTTTGCGCTCGTGAATTTCAAAACTCTATTGATGAAAGTGTTAAGCAGACTATTGAAGCTAACATTATAGCAATGGGTTATGAGGATGAATTTTTAATTTTAAATAAGCAGATTGTTCATAAAAAAACTGGTAGCAGATTTTTCTTTATGGGATTGCGTTACAATATTAATAAGGTTAAGTCTCTTGGTAGAATTGATATTTGCTGGATTGAAGAAGCTGATAAAACCTCTAAAACAACTCTTGATAAGTTGTTTCCTACTATTCGTGGTCGCTCTAGTCTTGAAGCTGACAGGGGTGGCCCATTTGGTAATGGTCCTGAAATCTGGATTAGCTTCAATCCTGATTTAGATACTGATGAAGTTTATAAGCGTTACGTTTTAGAAAGGGTTAAATACGCTCCTGAGTATGTGATGATAAATAAATTAACTGAGGATGTTGTTTTAAATCCTGATGGTTCTATTTATCAACCAGACCCTTCTAACGTAGAATACGATAAAAACAAATTTGAGATAATTCGTTATTCTATAGTTGTAAAAATTAATTATTGGGACAACAAATGGTTTCCTCCTGATTTAAGAATGGAAATGAATGTCCTTAGAGCAGCTAATGAGGACAAATATTTAGAAGTTTGGGAAGGTAATACTAAGGTTGTCTTAGACGGAGCGATTTACGCTGATGAAATCAAAGCTGTTTTATTATCTAAACCACCTAGGCGGGGAAATGTTCCTTATGATCCTAGTCGCCCTGTCTATACTTTTTGGGATTTAGGCCACAATGATAAGACTGCTATTTGGTTTGTTCAAAGAGTAGGAATGGAGTTTAATATAATTAGATATTATGAGGATCGTCTTAAAAAGATGCCTTTTTATATCAATTATCTTCAGTCTTTAAATTATAATTACGGTACTCATTATTTACCTCATGATGGTTCTGCTGAAACACTTTCAAATATAACTCCTGAGAAACAATTAAAAGCTACTGGTGTAAAAGTTATTATTGTAGAACGTCCGTCGCGTAAGAGTGTGGGCATTAACGCAGCTAGAAGCGTGTTTCCTTTATGTAATTTTGATGAATTAAATACTGCTGATGGCTGGCAATGCTTATCACGCTACGCATATAAAGTTGATGAAGATACTGGTACGTTTAGTAAAGAACCGGACCATAACACGCCTTGGTCACATGGCGCTGACGGCTGGCAAACTTTCGCCTTGTCTTTAAAAACTGAAACAGATACTAAAAAACACAAGAAAAAAACTGAGCCAAAAATTTTAAATTTACCACGTTCTAATTCGTGGATGGGGCATAGCTAAAATGGCGCGTCAAGATAAACTAACAGGCGATGATGAAATTATCGTTGAGGCTCAGCGTCGTTTTAGAGCATGTGAAGAATGGGAAGCTACAGCTAGATCAAATTTTGATTATGATTATAAATTTGCGAATGCTGATAGCGTTAATATGTATCAATGGGATAGTTGGGTAGTTGGCGATAGAATTGCTAATGATAGACCTTGCTTAACTATCAATAAAACTAAACAGCATAATCTTCAAATTGTAAATGACGGTAAGCAAAATAAGCCGGGAGTAAATATCCGTCCTGTTGGAGATACAGCTTCGTTTGAAGCTGCTCAAATATTTCAGGAAGTAGTAAGGCATATTGAATATATTTCAAATGCAGAAACTATCTATGATAGTGCTTCTGAATTTCAAGTAGATGCTGGTATCGGTTATTGGCGTGTTGTCACTGATTATTTAAGTGATAGAAGCTTTGACCAAGAAATTTATTTAAAGCGTATTAAAGACCCACGTTCAGTTTATTTAGACCCTGATATAAATGAAATTGACGGCTCAGATGCAAATTTTGGATTTGTCTTTACAGATATGTCTAGAGATTTGTATGAAGCTAAATATCCAAAATTTAAAGATGTTGGCGGTAGCGTTGTATTTAATAATATGTCTGAAGGTTGGTATAACCAACGTACAGTTAGGGTTTGTGAGTATTTTAGAAAGACAAATAAAGAAGATAAATTAGTTTATTTTATTCTTCCTGAAACACAGGAGGAAATAGAAGGCTTTTTAAGTGAGTTACCACAAGACGCTAAAGATATTTTTAATGAAATAAAATGGCGTGAAAATAATATACCTGTTGAGCAGCGTACTTATCGTGAGCGTGATGTAGTACGCGGTGAAATTCAATGGTTTAAAATAGCTGGTAATATCATTATTGATAGGAAGCCTTGGTTAGGTAAATATATTCCTATTGTTAGAATTGTTGGACGTGAACTTATCATTGATGGTATTTTAGATCGCGTAGGGCATACCCGCGCGTTATTAGACCCTCAACGTATTTATAATGTCAATTCATCTGCAAACGTAGAGTATGGAGCGTTACAAACTAAATCGCCTATTACCGCTTCTGCTGCTGCTGTAGAAGGTCATGAGGAATATTACAGAACAGCTAACACTGTTAATCATGCTTGGATACCGTTTAATGAGTATGATGAAGATGGTAATAAACTGTCACCGCCTCAAAGAATGGCTGCTCCGCAAGCTTCACCAGCTTACGTACAGCAAATGCAAATTGCTCAAAATGAAATGATGATGGTTAGCGGGCAATATCAGGCTCAAATGGGCGAAGCTGAAAACGCTAAATCAGGAGTAGCTATTAACGCGCGTCAACGTCAAGGTGATAGAGCAACTTATCATTTCATCGATGGGCAAGCTATTGGTATTCGTTACACTGGTAAAATTCTCATAGATTTAATTCCAAAAATCTATGATAAAAAACGTATTATGCGTATTGAAGCTAAGGACGGCACGGTTATCAATTTGACTATTGATCCTAATGCTGCTGAAGCTTTTAAAAAGATATTGCCAGAAGGAGAACCTACTGTAAGTAATGAGCAAGCGATTGATGTTATATTCAATCCTAATGTAGGCATTTATACAGTTCAATCTGATACCGGACCTTCTTTCGCTACAAGGCGTCAAGAAGCGTTTAATGCTTTAACTCAGATAGCAGCATCTAATAAAGAATTTATGAATGTTGCTGGTGATATTCTTTGGAAAGTTGCAGACTTTCCTGAAGCTCAGTTGCTTGCTCAGCGTTGGAGGCGTATTATTCCGCCTAATATTCTTGGTGACGCGCCTAACCCACAAATGACTGAAGCTATGGAGCAAGCTGCTCAGAAGATTGAACAGCAGTTAGCTATTATTGCTAAGCAAACCCAAGAGTTAGCGGATAGGTCGCGTGAGTTTGATTTAAAGGATCGTGAGCTAACATTAAAAGAAAATGTAGCTGTAGATAACGCTACTATAGCTGCTATTAAAGAAATTAGAGAAGATTACAGAGCTATTAGTGATCGCTTAACAGCTTTAGGTAATTCAGGTCCGGGAATTTCTGTTGAACAGATACAGCCTTTAATTAAGGATGCTGTTATTGAAGCATTACAGAATGGTCAAAAGTTTGGAGAAGATGAAGCTAACGCTCCCGGTATGCACAACGGCGGAACGCCTATAGCTTTACCTGAAGCTCCTGTTGAAGGTGAAGAAGAAGCTGTTGAAGAAGCACAAGAGGAAGAACCTCCTGTAGAAGGAGCTAAAAAAGCTAAAGATGGTAATTGGTATGTCCCTAACCCCGATGAACCCGGCAAATTCTTAATGGTCAACTGATGGTATAAAGAGTTTACATACCTACAAATAAGCTGCCTGTTGAAGAAGAAACTAATGTTACTAGCTATGCTGGTAGCCCTGAAGATTATTATGTAAATCCTGAAATTAAACCGCGTAAGAATTATTTTATTGAACCTGATATGGTAAGTGCTGCTACAGGGCAGTTAGATTTACCTGAAGGTGCTTATATTGATCCTTACGGCAGACCGCGTTTTAAAGATACCGGAGAGGAATTAAAGCAAATCCGTAGACCCGGTTTGCTGCCCTTTGTAGAGACACCACAGGGCGTTGAATTTGTGATGCCTAAGTTATTGGACGTTGCGGGTAACATCATGGGTGGCGTAGTAGCTCCTGTAAAAGGTGCTGGAACTGTTTTAGGTGCTAGTCCTGTG